AAATAATAGTATGGTAACCTATATCGGATATAGCACAATAGACAGCATTAGTGGTGCAAAGACTCTGGTAGATTCAGATCTTGCAAAACGTGATTTGTTAAATCATTTTTACACTAGGAGAGGTGAAAGAGTAGCTGACCCAACATTTGGCAGTATTTTACCTGACCTTGTTTTTGATCCTCTTGATGAACGTACTGAAAGACTAGCGTTAGATGATGTTGATAAAATAGTAAACAATGATCCTAGATGGAATGTGCTGGAAACACTACTGAGCAAACCAACAGAACACAGCTTAGAAATAAAAGTTAGGTTAGAATATATTAATACAGGATCAGCAGAAGAACTGCTCCTCAATTTTGTAGGTGAAGAATAATGGCACAAGGCGCACGTCAAAGTAGTTTATTTGCCGCGGAAGATTTTACAGTAGCATACGAAAGTTTTGCACAAGCAAATCTCCAAGCATATGATTTTGAAACCATTAGAAATGCTATGGTGGATTATATCACAACAAACTATCCAGAAAATTTTAATGATTACATTAATTCAAGTGAATTTATAGCACTCATTGAATTGATTGCATTTTTAGGACACAACCTAGCATTTAGAGCCGACCTAGGACAAAGAGAAAATTACCTAAGTACAGCAGAACGTAGAGAAAGCGCCTTGCGTATTGCTGAATTTTTAGGATATACACCTACAAGAAATACAGTAGCCAGTGGTTATATGAAAATTGACAGTGTACAAACTGATGAGCAAGTTTTTGATGCTACAGGTAATAGTTTGGCTAATGTTGTAACACAATTTGAAGATGTAACAAATCCACAAAGCTATCAAAACTTTTTAGCAATCATGAACTCTATTTTTCAAACCAGTAGTCAATTCGGAAGTCCTTTTAGTAGTGCAACTATAGGCGGAATACAAAATGAAGTATATAGGTTAAACAGTACTCGTAACACAAGTCAAAGAGATTTTAACAATAGAATTAACAATGCTAATGCAACTTTTAGTTTACACAGTGCTAGCATAGATAGTACCACAAACACAGTAATAGAAAAATCTCCTGACCCTTATGGATTTTTTGATCTGTTATACAAAAATGATAACAGTGGTTTTGGGTCACCTAATACAGGTTTCTTTGTAGGTTTTAAACAAGGTAATTTAAACTTTAAAGACTTTCAAATTGATAATGGTCTACCTAATCTAAGTATTGATATTAATACAGACAATGTTGCAAACGGTGAAGTTTGGGTACAAACTGTTGACGAAATTGGTAATGTACAAAAGAACTGGACAAGAGTAGATAGATTGTTTGGTGCAAACACATTGTTCAATGCACGTCAAAATAAAATTAGAGATATTTACAGCATCAGTAGTAGAGAAAATGACCAGATCAGTATTGTATTCAGTGACGGTCAATTTGGTAATATACCGCGTGGCATAATCAGAGTTTGGTATAGAACAGGTTTAAACAGAACCTATAGCATTACTCCTGATAGTTTTAGAAGCATAAACTTTTCTATAAATTATGTTGGACAAAGTGGTAACACACATACGGCAAACTTCAGAGCAAGTTTAAAAAGTATAGTCAGCAACGCAAGTGAAAGAGAAAGTATTGAGAGTATTAAAGCAAACGCTCCAAGATTCTTTACCACACAAGATAGAATGGTAACAGCAGATGACTATGCTATTGCTCCTCTTACAGCAAGTGAAAATATTAGAAAAATAAAAAGCATCAACAGAGTACACAGTGGACACAGTAGATTCAGAGACATATATGATCCAACAGCAACATACAGTGATGCAACACAATATGCTGATGATGTTTACATCTATGAAAAAGGTGTTACAAACAGAAGTGTTGTCAGTTTGCCAAGCAGTTTAAATGGTACACAGATATATGACAAACATGTAAAACCTTTGTTGTCAGACCCTGAAATTTTTAATTTCTATTACAATAGACAAGGATATGCTAGCACAACTCACAATGCTTTTACTGACTTCAATGATACAACCAACGGAATAACATTTTTTAATAGCAATAACTCAGAACAAAATGTTTACAGATGGAATCAAATTACAAAAGGTAGTGGAAGTTGCAGTGGTTATATAACATTGAATAGTATTGTACAGCGTATGGGACAAACAACTACAAGTGTTTTGAAAAAAGCAGATGTAAATGGATTAGTTGAATTTATTGAAGCACCATATAAAATGGGATATATCAATGGAGCCACAGTTGTTTCAGGTGGAACAGGATATACAAGCACACCAACAGTAACAATTACAGGAAAAGGTTCAGGAGCGTCAGCAATTTGTACTATAGCCAATGGCGCAGTAACAACAGTAGCTATTATAGACAGCGGTAGCGGATATGATCAAACTACTAATATTTCAATAACAGGCGGTGGCGGTTCTGGAGCTATAATCAAAGGCGAAATACTAAATGCAAAAACACAATGGGTAAAAGTTGATAGACTGTACAAAGATGGACTTGGAGATGATGATAGTGCTGGAGTTCCAACTGGTATAGACAATACAGGCAAAGGCTCAGTTGTGCTTAATGCAGTTGTTGGAAGCGGAAGTAGAGTAAGACGTTTGGTTCCTAGATTGAGTACAGACTTAGATGCCACAACAAGAACAAATGTTATAGCAAAAATTGAAAACAACAATAGTTTTGGATTGAGATATGACGCGGCAAGCACAAAATGGATTATAATTGATGGCGCCAATTTACCACTCAATAGTGAAACACTCAATGATGTATCCAACTGGAGTAGGCAAAATGAAGGTGATGGATCTAGCACAGGTATTGATAACAGTTGGGTGCTAAGATTAAACTATGGAATAAATGAATGGGAAATGCTTACTAGAAAAACACAATTTATAGTTGGAAGTCCTAAAAAACTTAAATTTACAAATTTAAATTTTAATGAAACTTTGAGTAGTGAAACACTCAAGGCATTGCGAGACAATATAAAAGTTTTAAAAATTAATCCTACCAGTCAGAGCGATCCAAATCCGTTGGGTAAAGATTATCAATTTAATGCATATGGATACTTCACATATGACGACGGATATACTGATCCACACAATCTAAGAGTTAGTCTTAGCGATCCTGACAACGACGGATATCCAAATGACCCAGAAGCATTTGAGAAGATCGTAGGTTCACAAACAATTAAGCTAGGAACAAAAACAGTAGATGGTTTCACTTATACAGTACAAGACGAAGTAGATGGCACAAATGTAGTAACAGGCGTTGGAAGTTTGCATACACAGTACAATAGAATCGCAGATTTAAATCATTTAATTGACCCAAGCACAACAAACATTATTGATACCTATGTATTGTTGGACAGCTATAATACTATATTTAGAAATTGGGCACAGTATGATGGAAGACCTGAAACAAAACCAAATGCTCCAACTATCAGTGAGCTTACTGATATGTTTGAAAGTCTTAACAGCAAAAAATCAATCAGTGATCAGGTTATATACAGACCAGTAAAATATAAAATACTGTTTGGTAATTTAGCAAGCGGAGAACTTCAAGCAACATTTAATGTTACAAAAACAGCAAATACCACACTGAGTGATACTGAAATAAAACAAAAAGTAATTAACTTGATTAATACTTACTTTAACATTGATAATTGGGACTTTGGAGAAAACTTTTACTTCAGTGAACTAGCGGCATTTATACACAATAATATGATTGGTGAAATAAGTCAGATAACTATTAGCAGTGTTGCAAATCCAAATGACAGCGGTGCATTGTTCCAAATCAACAGCACCAGTGATGAATTATTTTTACCAGTAGTAGAATCAAACAATATTGCAGTTATAGGATCTAGCATAGGAAATTTGACCACAATAGGCGAAAATACAATTGGCAATATATCAACAAGTTCAGGCGGCTCAGGCAGTAGCTCAGGCGGCGGTGGTGGTAGCGGAGGTTACTAATGAGCGAACGCAAACCTAGTCCAGAAAAAGTTTTTAATACTACCAGACCCGGTGAAAGTCTACAAAAAATTGGTAGTAGACGTGTAACTGAACTGCTACCTGATATATTACAGACTACAGTTAACAAACAATTTTTTGATAGCACATTTGAACAGTTGATGTCAAGTGGTAGTTTAGAACCAATTAAACATTATGTAGGTGAAAACATTGGAAATGAAAAATTTACTCCAAGTGTTACTGACAACTATTTGCTAGACAATAGAACTAACGATCCTTATCAGTTTACTCCATCAATGGTAAACAAAAATGATGATAATAGTATTGACCAAGTGCTTGCATATGATGATCTCATAAGAAGTTTGAAATATAACGAAGTTAACACAAACAATCACGACAAAGTTTTAAATGAAAAAGGTTATACACTTGATCTTCCAATTAATCACGATATGTATATTAACCATCACAGATATTATTGGGTTCTTGATGTTTTACCACCAAATGAATTAAAATACACAAGTTCATTTGACATTGACACAATTATTGGACTGACAGATTATACTACTCCGACAATGAAAAATGGCAAGACACTTACATTTGAAAACGGCATGCGTATTAGATTTGCTCCGCATACTGTTGACAGATTTACACAAACAGTGATAGGAAACACTAACTTTTCAGCTACAGTTACTGGCGCTGTTAGACACATAGTATATGTTAATAATGTAAGACAACCAACAAGTGCATATACATATAATTCATTAACTGGTCTTGTAACATTTAATACTGCACCAGCAGTTGACGAAGAAGTTGAAATACATACGTTTTACTCTTATACTACATCTGGTGCGTACTTAAATGATGCAATTTTTATTGTAGACGGAGTAGGTGAACCAAACGGTATACGCCTAACACAACAATTTGAACCTGGACAATACGAAGGACAACAAGGAAAACGTACATGGCTCAATGTAACAGTTTACAATAACCAGGAACCAGCAGGGTTTGATGCAGATCAATTTGCTTTTGACTTTAAACCTTTTGATCTCAGAGAACATAGAATGACAACAAGAGATTATACTTGCGAACAAAGACATGGACCTGATCAAAGTGCATGGAGTCGTAGTAATTTATGGGTACATGAAGAAACTATTGCTAAGAGTTTGATATATCAAGGTATAACAGATGACATTTATACTTTGGATAGATATAGAGCTGTTAGACCAATTATTGAATACAAAAAAGGTTTAGAAAAATTTAAGCATGGACTACGGCATGTTTGTAATGTGGATCATTTCTTAGAATCAACGGACGATCCTGCTACAACAATAGTTGGGCAAACCAGTTATAATGTTTTAATAAGTGGCATAACAGAAGAATGGCAAGGTATCTTTGGTTATGATAGAGGTCAAAAAGTTAAAGTTACCAGTGGAACATCACCAAACTTTGTTGTTACATATTGGGAATGTGTTGAAGCACACGGCGAAACACTAAACCCAACACATGGAGAAAATAGAAGGTATTGGGAACAAATTGTTCCTGTTGAAGTAGAAAACAATGATCTTATAATTTTCTTCAACAGCTCAAATACTTTGTATAACAATAAAATTTGGCGTATAGGAGGAGTAGGCACAAGCATTACCCTTACAGTTGCATTTAATTTTGACGGTAGTAGTGGTGCAACACAAATAGATCCAAATGATAAAATTTTAATCTTGAATGGTTTTAATACTTTTGATAGTGGAACTTTAGGCGGAGATGGACAAGGTGAAAGAGAAGCACCTGTGGCTGGTTGTGAACTGCTATGGAACGGAACAAAATGGGCATATCAAAAACAAAAAGAACATCGAAGTCAAGGTATGCCAGTTGTTTTATACGATACTGATTTAGTATCTTTAGACGACAGTACAAAATATCCAGACAGTGACTTTTTTGGAACAACACTTTTTGATTTTGTACACAACACAAACAACGACTATGATGATGCATTAGGATTTAATCCTGAATATGTTGACTATGGTAATAATCCAGGACTAAATTTTTGTTGTAAATTTTTAAATGAAAGATTTACTTTTGTAAATCAAAGTGCAGATAATTCTAGAAGCAACCAAGAAGATATCAAAGGCTATTATTACTACAAATATTTCACAACCGGTAGATATCATAACGGTTGGTCTGAACTAAGAAATGGACAAAGAATACACAAAAAGATTAGACGAGTCGTAAGTGATTCTAGTACTCCTATGCAAGTTGATGTTGGACATTCAAGTTTTGTTGGTGATAGGTGCTATAATATTTTTAAAGAAGACCAGTCGCTAGCAGTAAGCAGTCAGCCAACAACTGATGTAAATGTGGGAAGAGTAAACAGAATTGGTGGAAAATTACCAACGTTGTTTTTCCATAACAGTAACAACTATACAATCAATACTATTTTTCCACAAGCACAGATTGAATTTGTAAACATAGACGACAGTCCATTGGGTACTACAGGTGTAATAAGAACAGCAGGAAGTCAAAATCAATTTCAAATTCAAGTAGGTACTCCTACAGTATCTGGTATCAAATATAGACTTGTGTCTGATCCAGCAAACTTTGGCGTAATATTTTTCAGTGACAATCCAAACGAAACCAATGTTACAGTATTGAAAAATGGTAAACCGTTTTCAACTTACAGTCATACAGGAAATATTATAAGCATCACAAGTGGACTAATAGATGATGATGTTTATGAATTTAGTTTTTATACTGATGCAGAATATACTGACACAGGTGAAGGTGTTTTTGACGTTGCTCAAACACAAACAATGAATCCACAAAACACTGATTTTGGAAAAATTAGTTTTGGAGATTTAATACAACATTTGAGTAGCCAGATGACAAGTAATCCTTTGTTTACAGGCAACTGGTTCGGAACAAATAACTATAGAAATATTGCACATGTAAACAATGTAGGTGGTACAATAAGACAACAACCATACAGTACAGAATTGTTAAATCAACTGTTGGTAGATGTAGCAACTAATCCATTTAGTAGTTTACAATTTGCAAGTGCAAACTACGAACAGTTTAAAGAAAAGTTTAAACTTAAGATTACACAACTTCATGAAAGTTTAGATGAAACATTACCAGTTTATCATCTTGTTGATAAAACATTAGAAGCACTAAACTTAGGTAAGAATGCATCTAGTATTTTTGCAAAAAGCCAAATGGCAATGTACAGAGATTACAAAAGCATAGATGTTAGTTGGGTACTGAATCAAACACCAGTGTTTGATTTGCCAGAAGAAGTAAACAACTATGATGACACTTTTAATCATGTGCAGGTATGGATACAAATTCCAGATGCCAACGGATATCACACATGGAAAGCATTAACAAAAGATAGAGACTATAATATATCAGCTAACAAAGTTACAATAACAGCAAACGGTATTAATAGTATGCCAGGCTCAGGTAAAAATAACGCACACATTAGATGGTACAAGCGTGAAAGTGTTAGCTTTGTTCCTCCTAGTGCAGTAAAACTAGGACTTGTTAAACCTAGTACACCTGAAGTCAGAGGAGATTACAACAAAGACAGCAATGAGTTTTTTACAACAGAACATATTGTAGGACATGACGGCAGTATACATATTAGAAACGGCACTGAATTATATCAAAGACAACAAGCTGGCTTTGATCCTGTTGATGCTGGGCTTTGGGATTTAGAAAATAGAATTTACAACAATCTTGGCACACCGTTAGATGAAACTGTTAATCAATCTACATACATGCCAAATGCTCACAGACCAGCAGTGTACACATTGAGTCAAGTTAATGAAACTATTAGAAGTGAATTTAACAAATGGAAAGCCAATAACAGCATTACTGAATTAAACAGTGATACCTACTATGATGGAAGTGACAAGTTTACTTGGAACTACAGTAGCGTAGGTCCAGGCATTGGTGGTTGGAGAGGTTTGTATCATTATTACTTTAACACAGACAGACCACATTCGCATCCTTGGGAAATGTTAGGCTTTAATAAAAAACCAATGTGGTGGGACGCAAATTACAGTTGGACAGATGCTCCGAAACGTGCAGATTTATTACTAGCACTTGAATTTGGAAAAGTTAGTGATCCCAGTTTAGCAGATGTTTTTGATGTCAATTATGCACTTAAAAATTATAATTGGCAAGCAGACACGCTGGTTACAATTACAGGTATACTCAATGATCCAGACACAGCAAATGTTGTAGCAACACCTAATTCAGCAGACGCCGCCAAAGATTTTGTATTTGGCGATTGGGGACCAGTAGAAGAACAGTGGCGTAGAACAAGTGCTGGAAAAATTGCAAACATAATTGCATTTATGAGAACTAGACCATTGGTATCGACCAATAACTATTTTAGAACTGCAAGAAGAAAAATTAAAAATGTTCCAGGATACAACGGCCCACAAGACATTGATACACAAGCATTAAAACTTGTAAGTTGGAAAAATACAAATATCAGCGGAAGCAGTATACTTGGAAAAATTATTGAAAGTGTAAACATTATCAATCCAGGTAGTGGTTACACAAGTGCTCCTGCAATTCAAGTTAGCGATAATTTTGGATTAGACGGAGCAATAAATGTATTTGTAGAAAACGGAAGTGTAGTAGGCGCAAGTGTTATAAATCAAGGTTATCAATATTTTAACAGACCTTTACTAGAAGTTTCAACAGGTGGAGCAGTACTAGATCCTATTCTGGCAGAAAATGCCACGCACTATTACAATGGATTAAGCAATGCAGTTACAGAGTTCAGTAAACTATATGGAACAAGTTCTGATGTATTAGAAAAAAGATTAGAAAACATTAACTTTCAAGGTGTAATTAAAGCTGGAGGTTTTGTAAACAGAAACAATAAATTTATACTAGAAAGCAGTCAAGACAAAGGTAGAGTATTCATACCTGAAGAAAATGTCAGCACCGTAATGTATACAAGTAAGCCTGATACTGAATTCTTTTTTGGTGCAGTATCAGTCAGTAAAACAACAGACGGATATTCAATTAACGGATTTGATAACAGTCTATCATACTTCAGTTATAACAAGCCCAACACAGCAACTGATGGTGTGCAAGTAAAATTTGAAGGTCAAACAACTGCAAATGTTTTACGCTACAAGGTATATGAACCTACAGTTAGCAAGCTGGATTACAAAACAGAACTGAGAACAATTCAAGAAGTATATGACTTTATCAATGGTTATGGACACTACTTGAACAATTTAGGATTTACACAACAATGGAGAACAGCCGCCGCGAATTTTGTTACTTGGGCAGTTGGTTCAAGTACTATTGATATAACATTGATACCTGACCAAACTAAAGTAATTGTTGATGATAAAATGAACGGATACTTTGATAATATTGATAAAAAATATGATGGTGTCTATAATATTGTAAACAAACAAGGTAAACAAATTGCTAGTAACGAACTGTTGATTGACAGAGTAAGCATGGACCCAGAAGCAGAAACTATTTTCCAAGTCAAAGATACAACTGCAACAGAAATTTTTGGATTAAGATTGTACAAGGTGCAACTAGAACATGTTTTTGTTTTTGATACAATTACAAACTTTGATGATGTAATACATGATTTAAGTATTGGACTTAGCCATAAGAGAATAATTTGGAGAGGATCAAGAACTAGAGATTGGAATGGTAAATTGTATACACCAGGCTACATTGTAAGTGGTAATACAGTAATACCAAACTACGATACAACTGCTAAAGAAGTTGATCAATATCTTGGTAGAACAAACACACTGAGCAATAAACAACTAAGTGATGTAGCAAGATTTAATGCAGGTTATAATAAACCAGCATGGAGTAAAAACTTAGATATCGATGATGATACATTATATGAATTTGTTAAAGGTAGTTACAAATACCAAGGTACTAATAAAACACTGTCAGCTTTTATGCGTAATCAAGGACTATACGACGGTGAAGCAAGTGCAGAACTATTAGAAAATTGGGCAATTAGAATTGCTGACTTTGGAGATACAGCTCCTAGAAGAACATTAGAATTTCAAATTACTCCTGAATTGCTTGTTACAAGTCCACAACCTATTAGAATAAGCAGTGGTTTCAAACATGATGTACTCAGTGATATTGTAATTGATGTTGATCAAACCAGTCCATTAAAAGTTCATGATA